CTGCAGGCGCATCTCATCCTGCGCGGCAACGGCTATGCGATGATCGTCCGGTCGATCGCGCGCGGCGGTGTCGGCGAACTGATCCCGCTCCATCCCGACCGGGTCGAGTGCAAGCAGAACGACGACCTGTCGCTGTCCTACGTCTACACGCGGAAGGACGGACGGAAGATCACGCTAAAGCAGTCCGAGGTTTTCCACCTGGTGGGGCTGACCCTCGACGGCGTGCACGGCGTCTCGGCGATCACCTATGCGCGGGAAACGATCGGCCTTTCGCTGGCGATGGAAGAGCACGGCGCGACCGTGTTCAAAAACGGTGCCCGCGTCTCCGTGGTGCTGAAACATCCGGCGAAGCTCGGCAAGGAAGGCATCGAAAACCTCCGCGCCAGCCTGGACGAATTCCGGGCGGGCGGGGAAAGGGAAGGCAAGGCGCTGATCCTCGAAGAGGGGATGGATACCGGGCCGCTGGCCATGACAGCCGAAGATGCGCAGTGGATCGAGAGCCGCAAATTCTCGCGAACCGACATCGCCATGTTCCTCGGCGTGCCGCCTCACATGATCGGCGACACGGAAAAGAACACGAGCTGGGGAACCGGCATCGAAGCGCAGACGCAGGGCTTCGTCACGTTCTCGGCCGAGGACGACCTGACGATGTGGGAAGAGACGATCAATCGCGACCTGATCGGCGATGACGTCAATGTCTATGCACGGTTCAACCGCGCTGCGCTG